TAGGTGCCGAACAAAGTGACGACGACCAGATAGGCGGCGAGCCGGTTCAGGACGACGGTGAGTCGGTATACCAAGCCACCACCGTGTTTCCCAACGCCTCATTCGACAAGTCGTCGCTCGATATACTACGTCTGGACCCGTTGTGGATATCTGATAAACCGGCGAGCAAACAGTACATCGCGCCCGATGTGTATGTATGGATGGAAGCCGTATACAACTACAGGGGCCCCGCGGCAACAATGCGGTCTTTGCAGCGCGCGTCTGTGGATTGTGTTGCAAATAGTGCACGCACGCTTATCAAACCAGCCATGTGCGGACCCGAACAGCCAGAGTTGACGTTTGACGAGGTGGCTGCACACATTTTCGAGAACGCGCAAGCGATTCCTGGGTGTGACTTGCGTCACCCGCACTTTCGCGCAACCCTCGAGTCTTGTTTCAAAACAATTATGCAACACAAGCTGGAAGCCCGTCTACGTGTAACAAATACAGACACCGAAGTGTTTGCAGTGTTCGAAGAGCTGTACACGCAGTTTGTTGACAGTATCAAAAATTGCACCTTGTGGAAGTTGAAGCACAGCACAAATCGTTGCGTGCCTAAATCAGAAGAGGATGTTTTTCTGTTGAAACGTTTGATTAAACAAGTAGCCCACAAGTATAAAGTTGAACTGGAGCGAAAAGTTGACGCCGATAAGAAAAGAGAAGACAACATACTACTGCATCTGACGCCGTACGTACAGCTGTTGAAAATAGTGCTACAAGACATTTTCAAAAACGGTATACCGGCGCTAGCAAGTGTTGCCAAAAAAGATAAGGCGGCGTATCGAGACAACATACGGCAACTATTTGTACTACCTGTACCCACGGATGAAGCCGGCGAACCTCTTCAGGGCGGCGCCGGGGAAGAAGGAGATGACCAGAAAGATGACCAAGACAATTCAGCAAATGAATCGCAAGCAAACGTAATTACACAGCTGGATCAGGTGGTGGATGACAATTTGGTTCCTGGGACGACGATCCAAAGCCCCCTCCCTGTTTGGAACACGTTTGACATCCGCATCAGCGACATCAAGACGAGAAGTTTTGTCACCAAAATAATGCCTGTTTTTCAGTTACGCGACTCCAAAACCATCTACCAGTATCTGGACCAGCAAGGGTTAGTCAATCCCACACTGAAAGCGAAACTAAACAATGACATCAAGAAAATGGTGCGCACCACGACGCAGATTGACCGGAAACTGTCCCTGGTGAAACAAGAAATCAACAAATACATACGCCTCCGCCAGCCAGAGCTGTGTCAACAACCACAAGGCTTAATCCTGGAGATTGTCAGGGACTACTTAAACTCGAATCCAAAAACAACCGTTGAGCACGACAACCAAACCATTGACCAGCTGATAGTTAGTACATGCACCACACTAAACCAGGTCCGTCAGGAAAAAGCGAACGAAGCCGAAAAGCGCGAAAATATTCGGCAAGACAAACTACAGGAAGCACAAAAGCTTAAAAACGAAGCGGTTGCTGTGAGACTCCAAGCACAAGAAGAGCGCGCTGCACGCAAACTCCAAGCACAAGAAGAACGAGAGATAAACAAACGGGCACGCGAGCTGCGCCAGCAACAAACACAGCGGGACCAGCAAGCAAAGATTCAGAAGAAGGAGATTGTCAGAGCTGTTACATCGTTTATTGGGCAGGATCTAGACGTCACAGTGGAAGATGTATTACGTCATCTCCAAGACGACTTGTTGTTTGATGTTAGCGGCAAAGAGGAGATGATCCAGGAGATTGTTGAAGCGCGGACAAAGAAGAATCAAAAACAACAAGGAAAGGTCAGCAAAGCCGCCAAGGTCCAAAATAAGGAGATTGTTGAAGCGATCAAAGTGTACATGGGATGGGATACGGATGTGCCCGTCGAAGATGTTGTACGCCACCTCAAAGACGACTGGTTGTTTGATGTTAGCGACAAAGAGTGGTTAATCGAACAGAAGGTGCGAGAAATCAACGACGCAAATCGCGTCGCGCGTGAAAACGCGTCACAAAGTCAGGAACCAACATCAAGTCCTTCCGCCGATGCGGTTGACGTATCTGCCGGCGATGAAACACAGAGTGCAACGCCGCCGTCGTTGCCGAGTGCCGAGCAGGATGGGCCATCAAAGAACACCAAACCCCAAACATCCTTCCTTGAGAAGTTGGAGCAATTCGGGCAGCGACTTACCAAGAAGAGCAGTTCTCCAGATGCGTCAGTGGCTGCTGAAGCGGGTGGTAAAAAGTCAGCCGGCGCTCAAGTATATATCATGGACATGACAACGGGGAAATTATCAGCTGACACTTCTGCTGCTGACTCGGGCTTTGACATACGGCGGTCAACACGTCGACCAAGCAGGTATCTTATTAACAAAAAATTTAAGGCGCAAAACAAGGTGGCGTTACTACCTGAAATGGCGGAAACCATCAACAAAACACCGGACGCAGAAGATCCCGAGATTGAACAACCATGCTACGCCACGTGGGACACCGTCAACGCAAACCCCGCCTTTGACTTCATCCGGTGTGGATCGGAGAATGTGCCCGTAAACATGTCCGATCCCGTTGCGTTTTTCACCTATCTTCAAAAAAGAACAGCGCCAGCAACGCCCCAGCCGTTTGACATTACCCTCGGCAAGAAACAAACCAAAGTTGTAGCCATCGGCGATCTCCATGGCGACATCGACGCGTTTCTGCGTACTCTATGGTATGCTGGTCTAATCAACGGCGGCGGCTGCTGGATCGGCGGGACAACCACCGTGGTACAACTGGGCGATCAGATCGATCGAGTGCGACCAAATGGGCCGCGATACAACGTACCCAACCGATACCCAGAAATAGAGGTGTTATGGTACACCGAACTTCTAAAAATCCAGGCGGTAGCTGCAGGTGGCGAGGTCTACTCCCTCCTCGGAAACCACGAAATGTATTCTACCATCTTTGATAGCTCTCAAGCAGACTACTTTTACAGACAGTACGCTAGTGCGAGTGATTTGACTGCGTACACCACAGAAAACACCCAAACATTTACCGCAGAAAACACCCAAGCATTTAAAGCACCCAACGACGAGGTGGATGACAACGACGAGGTGGATGACAACACGCTGGCGAATCGCCACTCCATGTTCATTGGGGGTCACGGATTATTAGCCACCAAACTGTTTGCATCCCGTGGTCTTGTCGTAAAAATCGGAAACATTATCTTTTCGCATGCGGATGTTGGAGCAACACAAGAAGACCAATTCGGCGGGATTGAAAACATTAAGAAGTTAAATGCAATGGCCCACACGTATTTGGCAACGGGACAGGGCGACGAGAACGCGTTGCTAGCAATCGGGGTTACGCCGGATAGGCACGACTTACACCCGGTATGGAATCGCCAGCTGTGCGCGAAAAAGAACTGCGAGCTTTTGCCCACGACAAACAACTTTGTGTATGTGTCGGCGCACACGCCTCAGAAAAAGAAAATTGAGCCCACATGTAACCAGCGAGTCTGGTGCATCGACACGGAACGGTCGGCCGCTTTTGGGGAGGATAACGACGATACGAGGGCGCAATCGTTAGAGATTGTGTTTAAAAACCAAACGCCCAAAGCCTTCCGGGTTTTGGGCGCTGGAAACATTGCATTGCCTGCTTAATAAATATGTTTTTTTGTATTGTTTTATTTTATTCGCATCAGGGTTACGTAGGTTGTAAAAAACGGTAAAAATATAGGACTACTTGTGCCGGATAAGACACGTCTTATGTTGGCGTCGTAATCGTGCACCCAGAACAAACAGTAGTCTTCGTAGTACTCTTTATCCACCTCTCCACATTGTCTCTCCACTTTTTCCACCAGCGCGTCAAAACCGTCCAACGGGTAATTGTTTTTGAGAGTCCACTTCAGCACGGCGGGTAAGATGCCACAGATGAACGGATCGTGAAGCATTTGAGCAGGCATATTGCAGAACAGACACATCGTTACTATCACGAGATTTTGAAAAACACGAGATTTGGAAAATGAAGCATTCTTTTTTTTGTGATAGTGGTTTTTCCACTGGTTAACGGCTATGCTAATAAATAATAATAACAATAGAATAAACGATCCAGCGATGTATGCACCGTACAAAAACACGTTTGAAGCGCAGCTGCGATGCAGTCAGTCGGGTGACCCCTGCAGCTCCAACCAGCAATGCCGCCCGAACTGTGAACAACCTGAGCGCCACAATCCAATGTTTTGTCTGGGCTCGCCGTACCTGAAAGAGCGAAACATGGGAACGTGTTACCAACGGTGGGCGCGTCAGGGCGATGCGTGCGTCGTCGGTCAGTACCCCCACTGCCAAACGCACAACGGTGTACCGCTGTACTGTCAGCAAACACTGGATGTCGACTCGCGGCCCAACAGCGCACCCACGTTCGCGGCGCCGTACGTCGGTGAAGGATTTTGCATGCCACGTCCACAGCGGTAGCGTCACATCAACAAAAATTTATTTATTATGGACAGACGCTACCACGGCACCACAAACATGTAACCATAAGTAGTGTCCATCAATACGAATAAACAAAATGCTATCTTCACTATTTGGATTTTTGAAACAAAGTTTGTGGGGGAGTACGCCGTTGAAAGTTTTCGATCCATGTGCCGAAGCGCACGCGCGCGCACTCGCACAAACACCGCCTGGGAGTCCAACAGCAAAGTCGACTACGCACTCGCCAAAAGTCGACGAGATCATTTACGTCCTCGCCCTTGAGAACAACAAGTACTATGTGGGGAAAACATGCAACCTCGCCCGACGCCTCGACGAACATAACAATGGCAACGGGGCGGCGTGGACCAAGCTGTATAAACCTATGAAATGTTTGGTCACGCATGTCAGCAGCTCCAGGTTCGACGAGAGCGCGGTGACCAAAGAGTGGATGCTCACCAAGGGCATCGACAACGTGCGCGGCGGTGCGTACAGCCAAGTGCATCTGTCCAAGACCACACAGAGCTGTCTGCTGCAAGAACTGTGGGACGCAGAGGACAAATGTAGAAAGTGTGGCTCGAGTAGTCATTTCGCCGCGTTGTGCAACGCAAAGGGGGGAGTCGGCGGGGGCGATGACGTGGAAGCGCGGCCCGTGAAACGAGCAAGGTACGGGAAAAAGTGGACGCCGGAAGAGGAGGCGGAAATATTGCACCAGATTACAGAGAATGTGTCGCTGGACCAAATCGCGCTGGAACACGATCGGTCTGCTGGCGGCATTCAATGGCGTCTGCGTAAAATTGGCATTGATATCATGGAAAACGAAAAGATAACAGCGGAGGAGGCGGCGGAGCGCGTTCGACTACCTGTGGCAATGCTGCTGACGAACAAGTATAGACGCCAGTCTAAATAAGCTACATTATATATAGTACCTAATTTTAAAACGTACAAATATACCAGCGCGGCACCCGTTTTAATTCAGTACTGCAGGGGCGGTCCCCAATTCGCTTCAAATGAGTGCGGTGAACTTTGAAATAATCCCGCCTCAATTATCAAGCTACTGGGCGGCCAAACTCAAACCGTAACGATGTCACAAGCAGACATCGTGGTCAAAAGCCGCACTTATTATGGCGTGTACCGAGTTTTCGGGCTCGCAACGAGCGCAAATGCGAGCGTAAGCGTTGCAAACATATCTGCAAACATTCTTTTTTACTACTTAAAATGAGGTACTACCAGCATAGGACGTGGTATTATTTTTGATCTTTAAATCGATAACATCTACGATTTCCACACTGGTAATAAAACAAGTTGTGTTTACAGCCGCCGCATTCAAACGAAACGCGGCTTTCGTGACGCTGTAAACAACCCGGTCCGCACAGGTCTGGATGCGTGAGTGAACTTTGCGCCTCGGTATTCACATCTCCTACTTGCGTGGCCGCTTGCTTCTGTGTGTGTATGAGTTGTACGGCCACTCGTTCCTGCGCGTCTTTTGCCTGTTGCGTCGCCTGATATGCCAGGTCGACGGCAGCTTGTTCGGCCGCGTAACGGACACAACAAGACGGACACCTTGCAGTTTCAATCCACGGACAACTAACGCCGACTTTCATCCGGTATTTATCGGTGCTTGTAAGTGCGAGCTGCCGCAGCTGGTCCCCGTACATTCGATTAAAGCCATTTAGATTTCGGTCCGTGATGACGTACGGATACGGAAGGTCTTGGTCACAGTCACAACACTCTAGCACGAGTTCGCGGTGGTCGCGCTGAGCCGCCCGCGCAGCCGCCCCGTAGTAATCCACACACTGTCCGTTTGGCGTGTAACCTTCTACGCACGCAACGGCTTGGCCAGGATAATGCCGAAAAAAAAACGATTGCACTTTATGTACCAGGACCAGCCACTGGCTGCATGAATCACACTTGTAATTTTTGTTTCCGGCTATTGCGGACCCCGCCGAAACGTAGTAGCCATTCTCGTCGAGAGCGTATTTTACCTCGCGCGTGTTCGTTTTGTGTTCTCGGGCGACTCTGGTCATGGTAAAAAAAAATGACAATTTTGAAACAAATAAAAAAACCCAGCTTAAAAAAAAGTGAAAACTTTACAAATCTTTATTTGGATTTTATCGGTGTCGTATAATATAATTTTCTTAAATCTTGGTAGTCGGTACAGTGCACCACAAAAAAATATATCAGAATGCATTATGAGGAAGATAACTCAATGGAGGAAGATATAGACATGTACAATCGTTTAATAGACGAACAAAATGAAGAGCAACCCGAAACCCGAACCAGAACCCGAAACCGGATTTGAAACAAGGCCACTTTCCGCACGAGGGCCACCACGTCGACTTAGACGGTGTCGTAGTAGACGTACTTCTTCATACGCCGCCGTCGACGCCGATCCTTGATCACGAGGTCGATGTGATTTGAGACTTTACCACCGTTGTTTCGCATCAGACCTTGTTATCGGTCGCCGACGAGATCTCACAGCGATGGATCGCGTGGCCCTACCAGTTCACTGTGGACTCGCTCGTGCCGTGTGCGTATAAGCTGTACTGCCGGGAGTTCAACATCAACGACAACCCGGTTGTTGTGCTGGACGCGGAAGTGGAAACGCGCGAGCGAGATTACACACTTTTTGTCCGTCAAAAGCTACTTTTTTACGTTTTACTGTAAAATTTCACGTCGCCACCGCCAACAATTATCACGCGCGTACCTCCAAATACCTATTATTTTTTTTTCGTTTTTTGTGTCTTCATTAATAAAAACCAAAATTAGTATTGTGGTACTACTTAGTACTCCATTAACCAAATGAAATGTAAATGCAGCGCGATCACAAAGTTGAACGCCAAGTGTAAAAACTGGACACGCATGAATCACATTTTATGTCGTAAACATAGCAAACAGCAGCATATGTTTTCGCTTGTGCAGGCGTCCAGACTGGCAGTGACAACCGACACGCTAATGAGCGATGTGGTGCACGCAAACTTTCGTCTGGTGCGGCTGGTGCGCCGGTCAGCGGATAAATACAACACAGCAGAGGACGAAGTGAACGACGCGCTCGTCTGCGACGACCAAGATATCCGCACGCTAGGAAAGCTGTTGGTGCAGCTGAAAACCAGCTTGCGCAACGACGACGAGAAGCTGTCCAACTCCGTGTTCCTCGTGCTCGGCATGTTGATTTTTTTCGCCAGCTTCAAATTTGAGCAAACGGGCGTGGATGTAAGTGTCGGCGACGTGTACGACACGCTCGACTACGCAGAAACCCCAAATGTGTCGAGGCGCCGCTTTATCGTCCTTTTTTTCAAGTACGGCACCGCGAATGTGGGGATCGTGCGGAACTCCGGCAGTGATGAGACGCAGACTTTGTTGCCCGCCATGGCGTTTACGTCGTTCACGCCGAACCCGGTATGCGAGCCCATCCAGACACAGACCCCGACACTCGTGCCTGCAATCGTCAGTCCTGCGATAGTAGCGTGACAAACTCATAACGTTTTTAGTACAATAAAAAAAAAGTGATACAGGACAAGGCCTCACCGGGATTTGAACCCGGATCGCTTGATTCAAAGTCAAACGTGATGACCACTTACACTATGGGGCCAACACCATTTATTGTAGATTTGATACTTCATACGTGGCGCCGTCACATCCGCTAAGTTCTAGACAATTTTTTGTTGTCAAAATCTGTCGACGTGTCCCGTCCTTGATTTTTGCCTGCGGGCGCGCTGCAAGGCGGAGCGGCTGAGTTCGCGGTATGTTTTCGGTGTGCGCCTGTTGACTCGCACCGACGGCCTGTACACATCACTTTTGTAGCGATATCCGACTTCGCCTCTTTGGTTGACCCACTTTTCTTTGAACCACCGCGAAAGGCTGCCTTCGCGTCTTTGTCCAATGTACGGCGATCTGGAAGACCCGTATTTTTTACCGAAATCTTTTTTGTAAGCCTTTACCATCATGCCGCTTCTATAAGCGCTGTGTGTCGGGTTTTGGTTGTAAATTCGCGCTTTAACCTGTTGGTAAAGTGCGCGGTCAGTGGGGTGGGGAGGGTGAGTCCGGGACCGCGTCAGAGTCTTCGACTTTGCCATTTGTTTAATGTCGTTTATTTTATTTTTTTGTTGAATTGGTTGTTAAAGTGTAATACCAGTTATGTAATACAAGCTTGGAACGGTTTGGAGACGACTCAGTAGCGGAGAATAAGAAGTTAAATAATGTAATGTTTATTAGGATTAGGATTAGAATGTAGATTTATTGATGTGCACTAGCAAGGAACACTCGCTCCTCGTCCGTGTTTTTGGTGATGAACCAGTGTATAAACACTCGTCGCATCTGTCCGATCCTGTAGACGCGAGCAACGGCCTGTTTTATAGAGTGCGTCTGCGTCGACGGGCTGCCTCCCACGAGCGCGTGGGCAAAGATGACATGGTTAGCGTCGGTGAGGTTGAGCCCCGTGGTACTAATGTCCATCGAGAGCAGCAGCACATCCACTTCTCCCGTTTTAAGTTTCTGGACGGCTGCGTTGCGAGTGCCGGTGTTGCCCATAATGGCAACAACCTTAAGACCACCGGTAGAGAGAATGGCGCGCAGCGTCCGCAACAAATCGGTCCACTGCACAAACATGATGGCGCGCTCCCCGCTCTCCTTGATGCGTCGTAGCAGCTCGACGATGGCAGCCAGCTTGCTACCGTACTTTTCCGCGTCCGACACAGACTTGGCTTCCGGCACCACCACTGCACGCGCCTCCGGCTCATCCACCTTCTGGATCCAGTCGCGTTGCCGCAGCTGCACCTTACACAACGGACAGGGAGTGACACTTTTTTGGTGGGTGTAAGTAAGCGTGCACTCCTTACAGAACCAGTGGCCACACTGGGTGATAACGTCTGTAGTGTTCACAAAGCAAATGGGACAGATGCGCTGGTCTGCGGCCATCTCAATCTGATCCTGGAAAAACGTACACTGTTTAACCAAGCTATGCATTCGGTCCTTGAGCTGGGCGAACTTGCGCTCGTTGACTTTTATGCGGCGCTTGATCACGCGGACAATGCTGCTGTCGTCTGTGTTTTCCTCTGCCGGCGGTTCTTGATCTAGATCTAGATCTAGATCTAGTTCTTGCTCTACGGACTGCTCCGGAGCCGCGTCTTGATCTTGGTCCTTTTGCTCCTCCACGCCGTCGGTGCCCTGAATGTGCTCCAGTAGTTTTTTATCAACCGTGATGGTACGCTGCAACGTCTCCACTTCCGGCATATGTGACTTTATTTCAGACACCCGCCGCGTCACCATCATCCGGGAAAGCTCGTCGAACGTCATACAAACTTGGATTTCATCCGCGCGCACAGACATGTTGCCGTCCGAGCCGAACAGGGCCAACACGTTAAAACACGTGCACAGCTGGATGAGGCGCGGCAACCCCTCGTGACGGTACGTGTTGAGTATGTCGCGCTCGCGCGGCTGGATGTCCACCCAGTGGGTCTGCACCACAAACGGCTCCAGTTCGTGCACAAACGCACTGCGGCGGATGCAGTTGTTGAGCAGCATCGACGCATCCACATTCGGCAACTCGTCGTTGGCGACTTTGAGCATATTGTTCATCGTGGTCGACGAGGGTGTCGCGGTGATGCCCCAGTACACCTGCGCCTTGATTCCCTTGATGCTCCGCAGAGCAACGCCGGACACTACCGGGAACGCGTGCTGCTCGTCGAAAATAATACGTTTCCAGAAGAAGCCCCTGAAGATGACGGGGTCGGTCGCGTCACAGCCCCCCTCGCCCCTTGCTTTGCTCACGAGTCGGTTCATGACGTAAAAATCGCTCTGCTTACACGCCGTGGGGTACGCCTTGCCGCTCAGGAACTCCGCCGTGGTGAACACAATGTCGGCCGCCATGATTTTCTGGATCGTCGTGCTCGCATACTGTCGTTTGTTGTACACGCACAGGTGGTTCACGCCCGCATCCACGAACTTGGCCAGCTCCGCCACCCATTGCGCACACAGGTTCATCGGCACGATCACGAGCGTTGCTTGTACCGGAATGCTGGCGAGCGTTTCTTGCGCGGAGATCTCCTTGTGGGTGTTGACGCCTCCCTTCCCAATGTCGAGCCTGCCGCGAGTGGCGACGATCAGGGCCAGCACGACGGATGTTTTGCCGGAGCCCGTCTCATCCGCCAGAATACCACCACGGTATTTGATTTTTTGCAGCACCGACGACCGGTGCGTCAAGCCGATGCGCTCGAATGCGTCTTTGTGGATGATGAGGCACGATTCCAGCAGCACGACATACTCTGTACCCACCAGTGGCAGCCAGCGCGGCACGGAGATGAAGTTGCGGCCACTGGCCACGCGGTCTTCTAGTTGTTGCATCCACATGAGCGACTGGGTCTGGTGCAGCCGCAGCCCCAATTTCCAAACCGCCGGGTCCGGAGAACACAGGTCGTCGCAGTCCACAATTTCACGACTGTAATATTTCGTGGCGTGACCCACGCGTGTCTGTTCGTAGCGGTGCAGCTGTACCACGGATGAGGTGAACTGCGCCAACCCCGCGAACGGAGAGCCGGACGCCATCGCCGCCGAAAAGTTTTCCTTGTGCAGCAACACCGACCACGACACAATGGTGAACGCGTGCGTTATGTTTCTCAAATCACTCGTGAGTGCAGCAAGACTGTGGATGTCGTCGGTGCGCACGAGAATCTGGCACCGAACAATGGATTTGTCGCACACCGAAGACATGGCTTGAATATGGGCGAACTTGGTAGCCAGCGCCGAGTCCACGAACCTGATGTTCCGCATATGCAACACCGCGCCGTGGTGTTCAAAGGCAAAGTTGTGGATGATGTGCAACGAGTAGTTGATGGGCGCGCTATCCGGTTGCTTCGTGCACGTTGTGGTGGCGACGAGTATCCACTCGCGTGCATGTTCCACCATGTCCGCATTTAAAGTTTGAAACAAATTGATAAGGCCGATTCCGATACCGCTCCCGATGCCGCTCATGATGCTTTCCTTTTTTTTTGTAACAAGTGAGTAAGACAGTCCGTACATACAACGCAAAAATATATTTGTTACATGACATCTACTGGTAGTTGTACGTCGATTGGTAGTTGGGGCCGGACTCTGTCGTCGTAAAACTCTTTTGTCTATAATTTATTAAAACAAAGCTAGTTCGACCGTCAAATCTTGTGCCGTTGTGGCCGAGTTAAAGTACGTTTGTGCAACGGTGGTTGAATTGTTGTATGTTTGACTATAAGATGGATGCAAACGGGCTGCCACCAATTACACCTGTCCCGTCGTTCGCTGCATCCACGCGCGCCGCAATCCCAAATTGCGTTGGACCGGTTGCACCCGTGGTTCCGGTAGCGCCAAATTAAATAGCGCAGTTTTTAAACTTCTAGGCTTGTACATGTTTGTTTATGTAATCCCAGCTTGAAATTACGCAATAGATCGATACAACGGAATTCGATATTCAATATTGTTAAGCAAAATAGGCAAGTAGCTTTCAACGTTTCCCGGGGTTGCACCACCACCACCAGCAAACGCGGTTCCGTTTATGGCGATACCATTAAGCAACAACTGGTTGTCAGCCGTTGGCGTGGTGGAAACTTCAGGACTACCAAGTACGATGCACCTGCTAAAATTCCCGTTCATATCGATGCCACTACCGATCACAACGTTTCGACCTCCTAAAATAAGACCCGAACCGGCTTCGTGTCCAATAATGACATTGCTATTTCCAGAAGTTAAGTTGTTTCCAGCGTATGCTCCAAGTAACACATTGTTGGCTGCGGTGGTTACACCCCCCCCCCGCGT